AGAGCCGCCGACGTCGCAAACCATAGATCGCGATTTTCGCCAAGGTCGATTTGTCCAAGCGGGTCGCCCATCGCCGGAATGAACGGCGCCACCTCGTCGGCAAAACCGAAGACCTTTTTCTCGGCATCGGCCGTGTTGAACAGCTCGGGCCATGTGACACCGAACACGGCGGCCAGCTTCGGCACCAATTCGTGCATCAATTTTGTTTCACCCGTCTCGATACGGTTGATTGTCTGAACTGTGGTTCCGACCTCCTGGGCGAGGGAGTTCATGGACCATCCGCGCGCGGTGCGCCGTTCGCGGATGTTGTTGGTGATCATGCTGTCCATTGACGCTGCTCATGGTTGGGGCCCTCGGGGGTTGTTAGCGGCGTTCGCGGATAGTTCAAATGCCGCATATCGGTAAATTTGTTTGCTCCGACGCTTGACAGCGTGCCGAGATTCGGAAAAGGTTTTACGTATGGATTTTTCGATTTGCGGAAATGCGCCGGAGGATCATGTCGAGGCTTACGCTCGCGCACTAGGCGGGATGGTCGGCCTCGATCTGGAAGAATGGCGCCGGGAACAGTCACTGACCTACGACCAGCTCGCGGGCACGCTCAAGTGCTCGTTATCGAATGCCCGACGCTGGGCGCTGGGTGAGGCGGTTCCCGATGGCGAAGCGCTGCATCGCATTCTCGATGCCAGTGCCGGGCGGGTGGGTCTGTACGCATTGCACCGTCGCCGCATCGCCTATTTGCGCAACCGGGGGCACTGGTCGATCGAACGCGCTCGTGCGTCGATCGAGCATCTGCGCAACCCGGCGGCGGCGTAGCGTGAGTGTGACGGGAGTGGGGGTTTGTCGCGCGTCAGCCCAACTTGGTAGGCGGCAGTTCTCCGGGGGGAGCGACTGACCGGCCCGTCATTCTCACCCTGCGACCGCAGGATGTTGTTGGCGTTGTGCGTGCGATTGCCTGCCCTTTGTAGCTCGATTGGGTTTCCTCCTCTCCGCTCTCCGTTGCGGGCGCCGGCCGGTGGATTTGTACGCCGGCCGGCGTCCCGCAGCGGGTGAGGGTTCAGGCCAGCATCTGGTGTCAGTCGGCGTTTCAGAGTCCACACTCAACCGCAGGACGACCGTCTTGTTTTCTCAGGCCGAAATCGCTGGCATCAGCGCCTTGGGGACGCTTCTCGTCACCGGGCTGTGCCGCCGTTTTTGGCCGCGCCGAGTCCATGATCAACCGGTTGGATCGCGATCCGCACCGTCCGGAGTCCCGACCGCGCCGACGCCGGTCCCGTCTTCGGGTTGGGATGAGTCCGCGCCCGAGTCCGGGTCGCAGGACGCGCCGCCGCCCGCTCCGGCTCCGGTCCGCGCGCCGGCATCCGAGCCCTACAAGCCGATGATTTTTGCCGCTCCGCGCCAGCAGATGATCGACTTCCTGCGGCTGGTGTTCGACGAGCACGACACGATCAAGCTGCCGGCGTGCGAATGGACCTCGTTTTATCGCGAGTGGGCCACGGCGCATCGCATGGCGCTGATGCCCGACCGGGAATTCCTGACGCTTTTGGGCAAGGTCGAGGGGTCCAAGAAGTCCCGCGACCGGGTCAAGGACCGGCTCGGCCGCGTCATCCACAACGAGAACGGCACGCCCTTGCGCGTGACCTACTACGCGCTGCACCGCCCCGAGGTCATCGAGGCGGCGCGGGCGAACAGACGGCGGCGTGCGGACGCTGCCGGCGAGAGGATGCGTTCGGCCGCGTGACGGGCCGCGATCAACCAAGGGGGACGACACATGACGACGACAAACTTCACGGGCTTTTGGCTCGTCACCAGTTACGACACGCCGATCATCAAAAAGGTCGTCGGTCAGTACGTTCGCGACGGCGATCTTTATCTTGTCGTGCAGGACCCGGAGACGCGCGGGTGCGAAGTGACTGAGTTGGACTCGTACCACGACGATGACCTCTTTGCGCCCGAGGACCACGCCTTCGCCGTGGTGCACTCCGAACGCAAGGCCGCGGAAAATGCGGAAACCGAGGAGGCCGCGTGATGGATGCTGTCTTTGATGGCGCTTCCGACACGCCTGCGGCGCGCCGGCCGGACGCGCCGATTGCCGCCGATGATGCGGTCACGGTTTGCGTTTCGCGCGTGACGCTGATGGTCCTGGTCATTGCCGCCGACCTGCTGCGCGAGCACGCCAAGACCATCATCGCTGCGACGCCGGCCATTGTCGGGGTCGATACGCTCGACATCCTGTCGGAGGCCGGACTGATCGACCCGGACACGCTGGAGCCAACGCAGACCTTCGACCTTGCCTGCGCTCTGGGCGGGATAGCGCTTGGTGTTGGCGCTTCCGACTCCGCTGCGCGGAGCCGGCCGGAAGCGCCGGATGATGGCGAGGGGATCGACGCACTCAACGACAACGACTTTGACGACGACGTGACGGCGGCCGAGCGGAACTTTTCGGGCGATGCCTCGCCCGATCCCGACTGGCCATCCGACGACGACGACGACGGCGAAGCCGGAGCCAACGGCGACCGCGCGGGCGCAGCGTTCGCGGAGCATGCGCGCTCCCGCGAAGCCGCGACGAGCGGCGTGAGCGCACAAAGACTTCCTGCCGCTGCGTCGTTCGGCGGCGACTAGAACGGGAAGAGCCCCGCAGCTGGAACTGCGAGGCTCGAACGAGTGACGTGTTTTGAAGAAAGATCGCGGGCTGCGATCGATGAACGAGGCCGAAGCTAGACCGCTTCGCCGCGACCGTCAACGGCTTGCCCGCGAAATACACAGGATGAGGCAAGACCGTGTACGAGACCATCCCACTGGGACCGCTGAAACTCCGTCGCGACGACAGCGATGTCGATTTCAATTTGCTGACATCGTACCGGCGTGCGCACCCCGACGATCGCGTCGAAGGTCAAGGGCTGTCGGACTTCTACGACGGCATCCCGCTGCCGAAATACACACGGCACAAGCGCGGAGCGTATCGGCCGGGCGTCAAGCGCGACCCACGGTTCGCGCGCTACGGCCATTCATTGCCGCTCATCATCGCGACGCTGCCACCCTGGCGGCCGGCTCATCTCGAAAGGGCGCGGTCATGAGCGAGCGCGTCTGGGACGGTCGCGGCGACGCGCTGGAAAACGCACGCATCACGATGGCCGATGGTCGTCTAGCCGACGATCTTCGGCTCGGAGAAACGCATTTCCGGATCATGGCCCACATCGGCCGCCAGAACGGCAGCCGCGGCTGGCTGCGCGTCTCGCAATCTGAATTGGCCGAGCGCTGGAATGTGCATCGCAACACCGTCAACAAGGCGTTCCGAGAACTCGTCGAGCGGGGCTACCTCTGGCAGCGGTCACAAGAGGACAGCGGCGAGAGCTTTTGCCTCTACAAGGTTGCGCTCGACGGTGAGATCGATCCCGGCCGCACGTCGAAGTCTGATGTCACGTCAGGCAGGGGGGAGTGCAGCGTCAGAAGTGCACATGTGCACTCTGGGGAGGGCACTGGTGCACACCGGGGAAGTGCACCCCCTATTGATATAGCTCGCGCGCACCGACTATCGCCGACAAACGCCGACTCTCCCCCTCTGTCCCCCAGGGGCTTCGAGGGGGAGGGGGTTTTAGATTCGGATTTGTTCGAAGCGATGCCACCAGGCACCGAGCACGTCCGCCTCTGCCTTGCCCGCATCGCCACCGTGCTCGAAATCAAACACCCCAAGCCGGCGGTGCTGCTCGGCGAGATCGCCGCGGCGCTGAAGCCGGAACCCGAAACCGTGCTCGACGAGCTGGCCGGGGTGGTCATTCGCGAACGCAAGAAAATCGTTTCGGTCAAGTGCGTGCTCGACGGACTCGCCAAAGCGCACGCCGCCGTGCCGCCGATGACCATCCGCGACGGCGACGAAAGCTTCGCGGCCTGGTCGGCGCATTACGCCAGCAACCGCGGCATGCTCTCCGTCGCCAAGGCGCACGGCTTCACGGTGCGCTCGAAGTGGCCGCCTGGGCACCGCAACGAACGCACCCGAGGTGCCGCGTGATGGCCGCACCCGCAAAATCCTTCCACGAGCCCGTCGAGAGCAACGATCCGCGCAACGTCGTGCTCGATCTGGTCGAGATGTCGATCCGCCAGGCGCTGGCGCTCGATCCGGCGCTCGAACATCCGCTGCGCGCACGATTGACCCGTCTGCTGCCGGAGCCTCCGAAACCGGCGCCCGAACCGTCCGGCGACTTGTGGGAAGCGTCCGTCGTCCTGACCGCGCTCGTCGAATGCCGCAAGCGCGTCACCTCGCCGGCATCCGCCAAACTCATCGAGACCGCGCTCGGCTTTGCCCGCGCCCGCTTTGAAGCCCTGAAGGATCAGCAGCCATGAAACCCATCGATGCCGCCATTGACGCCGTCGCGCTCGGCCATGGCGTGCCGCGCACCGATCTGACCGCCGGCGTTGCCGGCACCGGTGCGGCCTACCTGCGCCGCCTGGCCGCGTTCGTCGCCTACCGCTACCTGCACGTCTCCGACAGCGACATCGCCCGCGGGCTCGGCCGCACGCTGGAGTGGGTTTACGACACGACGGAGCGGCTGGCGGCCGAGGTCGAAGTCTCGCGCATCGTGGCCCGTGACGTCGGGGATGCGCACCGCCGCGCGCAGGCGCTGCTCGACCGGGCCGGCGTGTCCTGCCGCGCCGAGACACCGGCGGTTGCCTCGCCGCTCGACGAGCGCCAGACGATCGAGGCGCTGCGGCTGCGCGCCAAGGGCTGGTCGCTGGCGGGGCTGGCCAAGCGCTACGGCGTGCCGCCGGAAAAGATCGCCCCCGTCGTCGGCGAGCGCTGGGAGGCACGGGCATGAGTTTTGTCATGGGCGCGTCCGACACCGCTGCGCGGAGCCGGCCGGACGCGCCGGACCGGAGGGCCGCGTCCTACATCGAACCGGGGTTGTTCGACGGCGCGGCGGCGGTGCGCGACTGGCCGTTCGGCTCGCTTGCGCCGATGGCCTACGACCTGATCATGGCCGACCCGCCGTGGCGGTTTGAATTGCGCTCCGAAGAGGGCGAGGAAAAATCCGCGCAGGCGCATTACGAGACGATGGACATCGACGCCATCGCCGCGCTGCCCGTTGCCGACCTCGCCGCGCGCGACTGCCTGCTCTGGCTGTGGGCGACGGCGCCGATGCTCGACCAGCAGCTCGACGTCATGCGGCGCTGGGGGTTCAAATTCAAATCGGCCGGCGCGTGGAACAAGCGGCGCTGGGGGCCGGGGTACATCTGGCGCGGCCTGGCGGAGTTCATCCTGCTCGGCACGCGCGGCGAGCCGAAGGTGTTCGGCGCCAGCGTTCCCAACTTTCTCGAAGAGTCGCGCCGCGAGCACTCGCGCAAGCCGGACCGCGCCTACGCGATGGCCGAGAAAATGATGCCGCACGCGCGCCGCTGTTCGCTGTTCGAGCGTCCGGTGCGGCCCGGCTGGGAGGGGTGGGGCAAGGAGTACGGGCAGACCATCGAGCCCGGACGGCGCGCGAAAGCGCGCAAGGCGCAGGCGGTCGCGGCGGCGGAGCAGGTGTTGATATGACGGGGGATGGGATGACGCCGGACATGCGCAAGGTGTTGGCGGCGCTGCGCGGCAAGCGCTTTCCGCTTGAGGACGAGAAGCAGACGCAGGCGGCCATCGGAGCCGCGCTTGGTGAGGCTTTCCCGGAAATGTACGAGCGCGAAGTGAAACTCACCGGCGGCATCATCGACTTTGCCGTCATCGGGTCGACGTTCACCGGCATCGAGGTGAAGATCAAAGGCCAGCCGGCGGCGATCGTCCGCCAGATCAAAGGCTATGCCGGCGACGCGCGCTTTGGCGGCTTCATTCTGGCGACGTCCAAGCCGGTGGCCGTTCCGGGTATGATCGGCGGCAAGCCGGTCGCGGTCCTCGACCTCGCGAGGGCCTGGCTATGACCGTCTACGTCGACAACATGCGCGCGAAGTTCGGTCGGATGGTGATGTGCCACATGTCGGCCGACACACTCGACGAGCTGCTCGCAATGGCCGACCGCATCGGCATTGCTCGCAAGTGGCTGCAACAGCCACCGAAGGCATCGTGGGTGCATTTCGACATCGCGCTCTCAATGCGAGCGAAGGCGGTGGCCGCTGGCGCGGTCGAGATCACCATGCGGGAGATGTCGGCATGGGAATGGCATCGCCGGACGTTCAACGAAACGGTCAGCCCGGCGGACGCCTACGCGAAGCGCAAAGCGATGTTCGCAGACAAGATGGAGGCGGCGATCTGATGCACCTCCTCAACCACAACCGGACCTACGGCCGGATAGAATACGACGGCAGCGCGTGGCGCATCGTCGACATCGAGCCGCACGTCGCGATCCGGCTGAAGCAAGTATTCCCGCGCATTTCGAAAACCGCCCGGCCGCCGTTCGTGCTGACCGGCGGACCGCAGCTCGACGCCGATCTCGCCTGGTTCCTGACGCGCTATCCGATGCGCATCACGGAAACGGATGCCGGCCGCATGGCGGAACGCAAGACGCTGTTCGAAGTCGGGCAGATGGAACTGGGCGCGATCCTTTCGCAGGCCTGGTCGCCGCCGGCCAGCGTCGGGTTTCGCGGCAATCGTGGACCGTGGGCCTACCAGATGCAGGCCGCCGAACTGGTCCGGCGAACCGGCCGACTGCTGCTGATGGATGAAATGGGCCTCGGCAAGACGATCTCCGCGATTGCCAGCGTCGTCGCCCCGGATTTCTTGCCGGCGTTGATCGTGCCGCAGACGCACCTGCCCGGCCAATGGGCGGAGAAGATCGCCGAGTTTACCGAGCTGCGCACGCACATCGTCAAGAAAACGAAACCCTACGAACTGCCGCCGGCCGACATCGTCATTTGCCCGTACTCGAAACTCGCCGGCTGGATTGATTATGCCGAGACGAGCGGTTTCAAGGCGGTCGTGTTCGACGAGATCCAGGAGCTGCGCTCCGGAACGACGACGTCGAAGGGGGCCGCGGCGCTCGCCTTCGCACGCCAGGCGCGCATGGTGCTCGGCCTGTCCGGCACGCCGATCTACAATTACGGCGAGGAAATCTGGCGCATCTGTGATTTCCTCGAAGAGGGCTGTCTTGGCGACTGGTCGGATTTCGTGCGCGAATGGTGCACGCCAGGTCCCGGCGGTAAATGGGTGGTCAAGGACCCGGCGGCGCTGGGCACATTCCTGCGCGAAAGCCATCTGGCGCTCCGCCGCACGCGCTTTGATGTCGGTCACGAACGCAAGTTCCCGAACACGATTATCCACGCGATCGACACCGACGCCGACAAGCTCGACGACGAAGCCGCGCTGATGGCGTCGCTGGCCAAGCAAGTCATCGGCGGGTCGTTCACCGAGCGCGGCCAGGCGGCGCGCGAATTCGACATGCGGCTTCGGCACGCGACGGGTCTGGCCAAGGCGCGGCACGTGGCGGCGTTCGTCAAGATCTTGCTCGCCGCCGGCCAGCCCGTGCTGCTGTGCGGCTGGCACCGAGACGTCTACGAGGTGTGGATGCGCGAATTGGCGGCGTTCCGCCCGGTGCTTTACACGGGCTCGGAAAGTCCGGCGCAAAAGGCGCGCACGAAGCAGGCCTTCACCGATGGCACCTCGAACCTGATGATCATGAGCCTGCGCTCCGGCGCCGGCCTTGACGGCCTGCAGCAGCATTGCCGCACGATCGTGTTCGGCGAACTGGATTGGTCGCCGAAGGTGCACGAGCAGTGCGTCGCGCGGCTCGACCGGCCTGGGCAGGAGCACCAGGTCGACGCCATCTATCTCGTCAGTGAGGACGGCAGCGACCCGGCGATCATGGGCGTGCTGGGGCTCAAGTCATCGCAGTCGCAGGGCATCGTCGACCCGCTGTCGGCGCCGGCGCAACAGAACGCGGACGCCACGCGCATCCGCCAGCTCGCGGAACTCTACCTGCAGGGCAAATCGCACCTGGCGCATCCGCCGCCGCGTCCGCCGCCGGCGGAACCGGCCGACCACCAGCAAGCATCCATGTTTTAGCAAAGGGGAGCACGACATGACCGCAATCAACAAAGCCACGGCAAAACAATTGGCTTCGTACATCGAGCGCATCGAGCGGCTGACCGAGGAAGAGACGGCGTTGAAAGCGGACAAACGCGAGGTGCTGGCGGAAGCGGCTGATCTCGGTTTCGACGCCAAGGCCATTCGCAAGATCCTCGCGCGGCGGAAGAAGGATCCGGACGTCCTGCGGGAGGAAGCGGCCATCGAGGACACCTACCTTGCCGCACTGGGCACGCTTGTCGATACGCCGCTCGGTCAATGGGCCCGCGAGCAGGTCGATGCTTTTAGTGGCGCTTCCGACTCCGCTGCGCGGAGCCGGCCGGAAGCGCATGTGAGCGAGGCCATGGGTCTCGTGCCAGCGGAATAGGGGAGGCGGGAATGCAAGAGATCAAGTTGTTCGGGGTGTCAGTCGTTGTCGTTTTGGGGTGGTGGCTCGTGACCGGCCTACTGGTCGATGATGGGCTGTCCGGCAAGCAGCTGACCTTCTGGTGCATGTCGTCGATGGTCCTCTGTGTCTGGGGCGTCGGCCTCGTCGGGTTCTTTGCCGCTACTGACCCGCGCCGGTGGAGCATGGAGCTGGATGATGACAAGTGACGACTCACGCCGACAAGAAGTTTCGAGCCGCAGTCCCACGACGCCGAATACGACGGTTCGCGGGTCTAGTTTTCGACCGCCGTTGCCTCCCGATGTTCGGTTTGTGAAGCCATCACCGGGCGCGCCTTGGCTTGTCATTTTGAGCATTGGTTTATGCGCTGTTGGGCTCATTGGATTTTTGGTGCTCTGCCCATGACCCAGCGGATTGAACGCGAGATTGGGTCGCTCGGCATTGACATCGAGGTCACGCTGGTCTGGCGCAAGGCTGGGGCGATCGCCGACGAGCGGCGCGGCTTCAAGCGCTGGGAGCGAACCCGTTCGCATCGCATCGGCGCGCGCGGGCATGAGTTCATCGCGCTTTACGCTTTCGATCCGACACGGCGGACGTGGCAGCAGGTCTGGAAAACGGATTGGCCGACGCACTTTGTCCAGAGCGACAACAACCCGCCCGCACCACGCATCGAACGGCCGCCTCTCGAACAGCCGATTGACCTGTCGGCCCGGCTTGCCGAGGTCGAGAAGCGGGCCATCCGCGCGTTCGAGGTTGACCGTGCACTGCCCGACCGCGAGCGCGACTGGCTGAAGGTGCGCGCTTACGGCTTGATCACGCGTCCCGGTCCCGGCGATTTCCCGCCCGAACAGATCACGCGCGACCGGCCAAAGCCCGCCGAGGTCACCGACTATCTCGTCATCATGCCGCTCATCGCCAAGCTGGGCGGCGCCGACATCCGGCTGTTGCGTCTGCGTTCCTTCGGCCTTTCGTTCCGCTCCATCGCAGACAGGATCGACACCCATGAACAGACCGCCCGCAAGCAATTCCGGGCCGCCCTCGAACGCCTCGCCGACCTTGCCGCGCGGGTGGACGCAGCGGCGGCTCGACCAGGCGCTTGACGCCCTCGACCACGTGGCGGTGACGGTGATCGCGGACGCGGAAGGTGACGTGCTGATCGTCGCGACCGGCGATCCGGATGGCGAACTGCGCCGGCTGCGCGTCAACGCCAAGCATCCGCTGGCGGTTGAGGCGGCGGTCTGGGTGACGCGCGAAGCCGGCCGCACGCTGGCGGATGCGGCGCGCGGGCGGCTCGTGGCGGCAGGCAAGCAAATGAAGGGGCGCTGGGTGGCGTGCCGCCCGGACGCGGCGATGACGGCGATCGAGGCGGAGGCGGCCGAGCGCGCGATCTGGATCTACACCGCCTCCGACCGGCTGCGGCTGGTGCTGGTCAAGGACGAACGGCAGATGATGAGGATGGAACGGGGATGAGATATCCGATCGAAAAGACACAAGGGTCATTGGGAGGCGTTTGGGACGTGTGGTCCATGCCGATCGAGCACACGATTGGCCGAAATTCGGAAGGGCTGGAGGTGTTTTCAAGTTACGCAGCGGGTGCGATTGAATGCGCGCGCCGCAATCTTCAAATCGCAATAGATCATGGCTACGCCGACACGCTGATGCCCGCGCTGTCCAACACGCCGACGCGGTGTGATTACACGTATCGCGAATTCTACACGGCTGCCATCGAACGGCACGTGAGTGGGCGAGGGCGCGGATGATGGATCACGCGCAGGAGCAGGGATTGTGGACCGCGATCGGGCGTGTCGAAGCCGACGCGGACGCACTGCGTCAAGAGCTTGAGCAGATCGCAAAGATTCGCCCGACGTCCGAGCCCGCGTTGCCGGTCTGGCGCAAGGTTGTGCTTTGCTTCGTCCTCGGCATCGGCAAACTGGCGTTCTGGATCGTGATGTGGTGGTGGATCGCCTTTGTCGCGTCGGCGACCGTCAGCGGTCTGCACGGCACGCAATCCGCCTCATGCCAGATCGCGGGGGGAGTATGAGCATGGATACTCAAAAGCCTGCGTTTACGTCTGTGGCGGACTTAGGTCATGAAGTGGATGCCGCCCACTGGCAATTGCTCGAATCGATGTTCTTGCTGCGTTGGGATTTTGCCAAGGCGGCTTGCTCGCGAAAGAAACGAATCGCCACCCTGAGTGACGGGCTGGAAATGGTGAAGATTTACCGGAACGGCAGCCCAAACATGTTGCCGGAGTTGGCTGCCCGCATCGATGCTTTTGAGGCGGGCATCAAACGGCTTGGCGCCAGTATGGTCTGCGGCACGGTCACGAGCGGCGAGTGGTTGAATTGAGCCGGAACGGCGCGGAATGGCCCGGCTGTGCGTAACCTGTTAGAACTTGCCGCAACGGGCTTTGCAAATCACTCGGGCTCGTGTATTCAAATCATAGTTAACGAACGCGGAGGCGACGATGGCAGGGGTGTTCGCGGATAAGCTGAACGAGGCGGGATACGACTCGGCGGGGCACGAGCTTTACCTGCTGTTTGTCGAGGCCGAGCGCATGACGGCTGCCGGCACGCCAGCCCCGGCTGCGATGGCAAAGATCAAACGGGAATTGCAGGCGCGGCCACGATTGCTGAACGCTCTGATCACAGACAAATGGCGGCAGATCGCGGCAGACATGCGCGGCGCCGCTGGACGAGATGAAGAGGGGCGGGGCCACAGTAAATTTGATGCCCTTGCTCAATGTGCCCCCTCCTCTTCACGCAACGACGGCGGCGCGGGCCAATTTCTTCTTGACAACCTGAGGCGTCCTGCCCGCCCGCCGTCACCTGATCGAGACGAGGATGACCATTCTGCTTTTGCGCTGCAAAGCGCCGTGATGACGGTGAACTCCTCGTCTCGACCGAATGCGGACGTGGGTGGCCATGTCAATGGTGGCGATAAAGCCCATAAGCCCATTGCAACTCACGTCCGCACACCTGAGCAGAAGAGCGCAACGTTGCGCGTTGCTGTCGATAGCGGGGAAAGTTTGATGGAAACGTGGAAGCTGCTCGACGGGCGCGCGATTGGACGCGTGTTGTGGTCGGAATTGCCGAGCCTCGCCAAATCGAACAAACTCGAAGCCCGCATTGTCGAAAAGATCATGGCGAAGGCGTCTTACGCTCCTTCAGAATGCCGGGTGCGCGACGTGATCAAGGCCTCCGACCTCGAAGCCGCCATCGCGGAAGCAAAAAAGGAATTGCACAATGTCTGATCTCGCGGACACGCTGGCGCTGATCAAGTTCGAGCACCGCAAGCGCCGCTTTGCGATGAAGACGCAGCAGAAGATGGATCGCGCGCTGGAATCGTTCATCCGCATCAACTGCACCGACTGGTCGCCCGAACTCGACGCAAAGGCGGCGGAAAAGGAAAACAAGAAAGTCGCCTCGATTATCAAGGCGGCGCTGGGCGCTCCCGAACCGGACGACGAAGAGATCGTGACCAGCATCCGGCCGCTCGTCGAAATGAACGAGAAGGCGCGCGCACCCAGTGACGATCTGCGCAAACACGCCGAGAAGCGGATGGAGAAGGCGGCCAATTCGCTGCCGGTTTACGCATGGGCAAAGGGCGTGCGCGGGTTTGGCGAGGTCGGGCTGGCGACGATCCTGGCCGAGACCGGCGATCTCTCGAACTACGCCAACCCGGCAAAGGTCTGGAAGCGGCTCGGCTTTGCCCCCTATCAAGGGGCGGCAGGATCGACGTGGAAACGGCAGTCGTGGCGCGAGAGGGCGTTGACGGCCGACGAATGGACGGAGAACCCGTTCAACGGCGAACGCTACGCGCTGATGTTCATGATCGCCGAAAGCCTGTTCAAAGCGCAGTGGATCGGGAAAGGCAAGACCGAGGACGGTCAGGGCAAGCCGAACGGTCGGTATGGTGAGGTTTACGCCGCGCGCCGCGCGCACACGGCCCTCACGCACCCGGAATGGACGCCGCAACACGCACAACGCGACGCGCTCCGCGTAATGATGAAGCGCCTGCTCGCTGATCTCTGGCAGGAGTGGAATTACCCCGCGCCGGCTGTCGAGATGCTGGACGCGGCGGAGTAAATGAGACACGGCGGCAAAGATCGGCCGCTGGACGAGATGAAGAGGGGTGGGGCCACGCGCAGCCAGATGCCCATGAACCAGGTGCTCCCTCCTCTTCACGCAACGACGGCGGCGCAGGCCAAAGTTCTAATGGTGCCCAGTCTTTGTTTGCCCGCCCGCCGTCACCCGATCGAGACGAGGATGACCAGAGGAAGCATGCGGTGTTTATCGCCAGCGAGCGCTTGAAGTCCTCGTCTCGACCACACGCGGCGCCGAAACGCTGAAACGTCGACACGTGCCACCGTATATGTCGTCGGCGTCGACATGATGATGGGCGCTGGCGACACCGCTGCGCGGAGCCGGCCGTGAGCGCCGAAGTGAAGTGAGGCTCGGCATTGGTTCGGTTTTTTGTAGAGGCAACACAGCAATGTAATTGCGCGTCCGACACGGTGTCGTTGCCCAACACTCGGCAAGCCGGTGTTGATGTGCCGCGCCGGACGGACGCGCAAATAAAAAACCCCGGCAGCGCTGGGCACTGCCGGGGGAGTTTTTGTTGAGCGCTTCCGACTCCGCTGGCGCGGAGCCGGCCGGAAGCGCTGGGTTCACCCCACCGCCTTGCAGCGTCCGACCGTGCGGCGCGGCGGGATGGCGCCGGTGGCTTCCCATTCGGTCAACCAATCCGACATCGTCGAGCGCGCGACGCCGACCGTCCGGCAGAGCTGTGTCTGGCTCGGGAATGTCCGGCCGGCGGACAGCTCGTCGCGGATCATCCGCAGCGCGGTCTCTTTGGCGCTCACGACGCACAGCGTCTCCGCGCGGGCGTCCTGTCCTCGCGCCGAAGGCGACGCTCCGGTCCGGACGGTCGCCGTTTGCTCCGCCGGCTTCGCCGGACGGAACGGAACAACGGACGCTCCGGGCTTCGGAGGCTCCGGGGCGGTGTCCGTCGCGAAAAAGCGCTCCCGGAGGGTCGCCAATTCCGCGCCGGACAGTTCCGCCGGACGGTTCTCATTCGCCGGACGATGCGCCGGACGGTGGCCGAACGCGAAACCGAACGAGACCAGTGCGGCCAGTTCGAAAATCAAAGCGTAGGTGAACGGGCGGACGGTGGCCAGAACGTGCTTGATCTTCGTCTTGTCGCGGCCGGTCAGAGCCGCGATCAGGGTCGCCATGTTTTCCGAGCGCGCGTCGACGGGCTGGGCGGGCCCGAGGCGGGCGATCTCGGCTTCAATGACGCCGATGTGGCTGCGGACTTCTTCGGCCCGCTGCTTCCAATCGGAACAGTTTGACCGACGGCCGTCGCGACGCTTGTCGGGGCAGCCGCCTTTCGCGGTTTCAAGGTCGACCATCTTGTCGGCGTCGGCAAGACGCTGACGAGCGCGGCCGAGGTCGGCCTTTTTTTCGGTCAGCTGGCCGTTCGTGTTCTCGGCCTTGGCGGTGGCCTCAGCCTGGACGGCGCCCTGCTTGGCGACGCTGGTGTCGAGAACGCCCCATGTCGTCACCGTTGCAACAAGGGCGAACCCGAGAGCGGGCAGCGCCTTGCGTTGACGGGCGGCGGCGACGAACAAGTGTCCGGTGAGGATCTGGACGGCCATGAGAACGGGGATCAACCCGTGCTCGATCGTCCAATCCCCGGAACGGATCGCATCTTGCAACAAGATAGCGAGGGCTCCGGCGGTGGCGAGGCATCCGGCTGTGAATGCCAGCCCGCGCCCGCTGGCGTGGGTGGTCGTGCGTGTGGTAAGGGTCGTCATGGGTCTGGCTCCTGGTTGTGTCAGGGTTGGATCAAGAGCCTCGGCGGTGTTGGTAGCACTTCCGGGGCTCGCTTATTTTGCGCGAGGTTTGAACCTGTTGCGCATCATCAATATAACTCAGTTATATGCGGAGCGCAAGGCCGCCGCTGTGGATAACTATAACTGAGTTGCATATTTTAGCCGGTTGGCATACAACCGGGGCATGATGACCGGAAAACAGGCGTTCAAGATCGTTCTCGAAACGCAGCGTCCGCAGGCCGAGATTGCGCGGGTGGTCGGGGTGTCGCCCGTCGCCGTGCAAAAATGGAAAGCGGGCGGCGCGCCGTCGGAGCCTGTCGCTACCCTGCTGCTGTTGATCAGGGAGCGGCCGGAGATCATCGATGTCATCGCGCGGTTGAAGGGGCTGGTTTGATGAAAACGATATTGCCGATCTGCATTTTGTCGATTGGGTTGAGCGGATGCGGGGCCATGAGCCACGTCGTTTCAACATACGGCTCGGTCGAGAGCGTCACGGTGGCGCTGCCCGAGGACACGTTCAGCGTTTTTGATCGTCCCGATCAGGGCACGATGATGATCAACCCGAGCTTCGGGACGTCGGTGGCGACCGGCGCGACGTTCGGCTTGGCGGGTTCGGCCAAGCCTGCCTATCAGCGCGCCGCGGAAAAGCATTTGGCCAGCACCGGCCGCGAGACGTGCCAGATCGTGGACGGCTACGAAGTTTTGAAGCCGCAATGGGAATTCCGCTATCGCTGCGACCAGCAGGCGAAGGGGTGAGCGCGATGGCAACGGAATCGGAAGTCTGGCGCGAGCGGCGGTTGCCACGGTCGGGTTTTGGCCGGTTGGCAAAATGGACGTTCGTGGGGTTCAATCTATGGCTCGCGGCTGAGGTGGTGTTCGTGCTGTCGCGGATCGGCGAGGCCCGGCGTGCGGTGACGGGCGGGTTCGGGCAAGCGATCGTCGGCAACATGGGGCAGGCAGTGCTGTTCGAATGGCTGGCTGTGTGGGCGGTTGGCTTTGTGCTGCTCGGCGGGATCGTGGTTGCGACGCGCGGCAAGCGCGAGATGGTTCGGGTCATCGAGAACGTGCCGGAATGAACCTTGGCTGAATGAGGCCAAGTGTTGCAAAACGGACTCTTGTCGAATCGCGTCCGACAGGGCATCAAAGGTCCATCATCGAATCAGACCGCCGGACAGGGAATCACCTGCTCGGCGGTTTTCATTTGTGGGGTCTAGCGCTGTATGCCCATTGCCCCGCGTCGCTACGATCCGCTCAAGGCGGTGCGTGCGGCCGGTCTCATCAAGCGCACCCCTCGGCAGGAGAGTGATCAGCGTCGCGGTAATGCGGCCTCACGCGGCTACGGAGCCAAGTGGGCGGGATATTCCCGTCGCCGCCTGCGCCAGCCTCAGAACGCGCTGTGCGTGGCCTGCAAGGCCAACGGCATCGTCCGCGCGGCGACGCTGACCGACCACATCATACCGGTGCGCCGGCGTCCTGATCTGTTCTGGCCTGATAGCAACCACCAGTCGCTCGACGACGAGTGCCACAACCGGGTCAAGAAGATCATCGAGGCCCGCTGGGAGGCCGGCGAGATCGGCGACGCCGACCTGCGCCTCGACCGCCCACTGCCCGAATTCTTCGCCCCACCATAGGGGGGGGTGTTGATTCATATACCTAAATAACCCAATGACCGCGCCTTACCTGCAAAAAAGCTGGTCGCGGGTTTTGGGACGAAGTGTTTTTTCTGGAAAGGTTGCGAGGGGTCGGTGGGGAAACGAGGGCCGCCTCCGAAACCGGCAGAACTTGAGTCCGCTCAAGGGTTTCCGCGCCGCCGTAAGGCGGAGACGATCGCCCGCATCGCATCGACCGAACGCGCGAACGATCTACAAGACGAGCCAGCCGATTCACGTTTTGTCCCGCAAGTTCCATGCGTTATGCCGCGCCGCGCGAAAGCGCTCTGGGCAGCGGTGTGGTCGAACCCGGCTAACGCCACGTTATTGAAAACCACCGACCACGGCGTCGTCGCCCGCTGGTGCGTTCTAACCTACTGCGTCGAGCGCGATCTGAAACAGCCGCCGGCCTCGACGGTCGAGGATGTCAAAACGCTGATCGACGACAAAGGCGCCGCGACGACGACGACCAAGATCAAGCCGAACCCGGCCTTCATTGCGTGGCACCAAAACATGCGCGAACTTCGCGCCATCGAACAGACGCTCGGCTTCAACCCGTCGGCGCGGATCACCGTCGACGGAAAGCTCGGCACGAAACAACCGCAAGGCGGCAGCGCCGACGCCGGCCGCCAGAAACCTGCCGGCGCACCCGCCGGTCCGCTCGGGGCACTGAAACAACCGACCCGGCACAACTGAATAACCCATGATCCGGGCCCGCTCCGCCCCGGTGCGGAGAACCGTCGCCCCCGATGACCGAACGCCTCGGCCAGCAGCCCGATCCGACCCGCCGGCTGAAACCGGGCGAGCCGCGCTATCACTCGCTCTGGCGACCGCGCCCGCCGGGATCGTATTACGACGCGCGCACCGCCGAAGCCGCCGTCGCGTTTTTTCCGGCCCACCTTCGCCTGACGACCGGCAAAGGTTTCGCCGGCATGCCGTTTACGCTGCAGGCGTGGCAAGCCGAATGGATCATCCGCCCGGCGTTCGGGTGGAAACGGACCGACGGCACCCGCCTCTATCGGCGCGTGATCATCTGGATCCCGCGCAAGAACGGCAAGACGGAATTGATGGGCGGGGTTTCGCACCTCTGCCTGCTTGGCGACGAGGAACCCGGCGCCGAGGCCTACGTCATCGCCGCCAGCGAGGACCAGGCGCGCAAGGTCTTTGAGTCCGCCAAGTCGATGGTGGCCTACAACCGCGAGCTGGCCGAACACTACGAAGTGTTCGAGGGGTCGTTGTTCCTGCGCTCGACGATGTCGCGCCTCGAACCGCTGACCGGCAAGGCGCACGGCAAGCACGGCCTGCGCACCACGTATCTATTCGGCGACGAAATCCACGAGTGGAAAACGTCGCAGCTCTACACGTTCGTGCGCGATGCCATGGTCTCGCGCGACGAGCCGATGGAATGGCTGATCTCGACCGCCGGCATCGAGGACGGCTACGGCATCGAGATCTGGAACGAAAGCCTCGCCATCTGCGAAGGCACGATCGACGACCCGGAAACGCTGGTGCTGGTCTGGTGCGCGCCGCAGGACCCAAAAGTCGAAATCGACATTACCGACGAGCGCGTCTGGCGCGAGGCCAACCCGAACTTCGGCGTCTCGGTCAAGGCCGACGCGATCCGGTCCAAGGCGTTGGTTGCCGCGCAATCGACGCCGAAAGAGAACGACTTCAAGCGCTACCACCTGAATATCTGGGTGGGTCAAGAAGAGCGCTGGCTGCCGATGCCGGCGTGGAACGCCTGCGCGATCGGCGGACCCGACGCCTGGAAAGAGATCGAGCAGCGCATGCTCGGCCGGTCCTGCTTCGGCGGGCTCGACCTGGCGTCGACCAAAGATTTTTGCGCGCTGCTGTATGCCTTCCCGCCGGAAGGCGACGACGACCGCTGGGTGTTCCTGCCGCGGCTGTGGTGGCCCGAGGCCTCGCTTCGTCTCGCGGTGCCGAAGTCGCGCATCCCTTTTGAAAGCTGGAAAAACTGGGGCGCATTCATCGCCACGGCCGGCAACGTCGCCGATCACCCGCTGATCACACAGACGATCATCGAGGATTCGAACAAGTTCAAGATCCTCGGACTGGGCATCGACCAGTTCAACCATCACGGCGTCGCCATTCCGCTGGCCGAGGCCAACGTGCCGGTCGAGCTGATCCGGTTCGGGATGCTGTCGATGATGCAGCCGACCAAGCTGCTCGAACGTCTCGTGCTCGAAGAACGCCTCGATCACGGCAATCATCCGGTCCTGCGCTGGATGGCGGCCAACACGGCGATCCGCCGCGACCCGGCCAACGCCGACAACTACATGCCGTCGAAGTCGGCCTCGGCCAACAAGATCGACGGGATCGCCGCGGCGGTCATGGCCCTGGCCATGGCATCGCGCGAACCCGAAGCCCGCTCGCACCTTGCCGAAACCGGCGAGATGCTGATCCTGCCGTACAATTGAGGGAACCCGTCCGCGCATGACATCGTCGCCCGCCAAAGCCGCCGCCGGCGACCGCCAGGCCGTCGAGGCGTGGCAGGCTTATCGCGACTGGTATCAGACCGACGAAGGCATGGCGTTTGCGTCCTACGCCCCGTCGCAGACCCGCGGGCTCGGCTTTACGCCGGAAGAAGAGGCGATGTTCGCCGGCGACTTCGGCGTGCCGACCAATTCCGGCCAATTCATCGGCGCCGATTCCGCGCTCAAGGTTTCCGCCGCCTACGCCTGCCGCCGCGTCATTTCCGAGGACGTCGCCAAGCTGCCGCGCCGGGTGATGCGCCGCTGGGTCGACATCCACGGCGTCGCGCAAGATACCGTTCAATTCGATCATCCCGCGCACCGCGTCATCACGCAGGCGCCGAACGACTGGATGACCGCGTTCGATTTCTGGCAGTACCTGCTCGGCGTCGCGACGTTCCACAACGGCGCCTACGCGATGATCATGCGCGACGTCTACGGCCGCGTCGAGGAACTGCTGCCGCTGCTGCCCGGCTGCGTCGCCGTCGAGACCGACCAATACTGGCGCCCGACCTATCGCGTCACCGGCTACGGCACGCACTTCCTGCTGCAGCCGCACGAGGTGCTGCGCATCCACGGTCCGATGCGCGATCCGTTCGAAGGCGTCTCGACCATCTGGGCGTCGCGCGAGGCGATCGGCGTCGCCGCCGCCATCGAAGCGGCTCAGGCCCGCTTTCACGCCAACGATCTGCGCCCGTCCGGTATCCTGACGACGCAGGAGAAGATTAGCGCAGAACAGCGCAATACCATCCGCGAAGCCTGGAAAACCGCCTACGGTCCCGGCGGCACCGGCGGCGTCGCGGTGCTCGATGCCGGGTTCGACTTCAAGGCGCTGACCGCCGAGGGCGTCAAGTCCGAGGTGATCGAGAACCGCAAGTTTCAGGTTTCCGAGATCTGCCGTTTCTTCCGCGTCGCCCCGGTCATGATCGGCCACAACGACGGCTCGCAGTCGTATGCCTCGATCGAGGCGCAGCAGCAGGCGCACAAGGAATTCACGCTCGACCCGTGGGTTCGCCGCGTCGAGGAAGCCGCCACGATGCAGCTCCTGACGTTCGAGGAGCGCGAGGGCGGCCTGCGCGTCGACATCGACATGGACGCGCTAATGCGCGGCACGCCTTCCGACCGGGCCAACTTCTACGACCGCGCCACCAAGGTCTACATGACGCCGAACGAGGCGCGCGTGCGCGAGGGCCTGCCGCCGCTGCCGTTCCCGGAAATGAACCGGCCGCAGCTGCCGTCGAACAACACCGGCCTCGCGCCGTCGATGCAGTCAGGGGTCAGACCCCTTTCGGGGTCTGACCCCATCGCCGACATTCTGCCGCCTGTTCGGCCGGCGGCGCTGCCGAAACCAAAGCCCGGCCTCGATGCCGAAGAAGGAAAACGGACGCATGGAATCCGCAGCTACTTCCGCCGCTGAACCGGCGTTTCACGTCGAGGCCGAAGGCGGCGCGCCCGCAACCGTTGCCGAGGTTCAGGCCTCGTTCAAGGATTGGCTCGAAGCCTTTACCGGCGAAGCGCTGACCGGCGACGACAGCGTCATCGAGAACGTCTCCGGCATCATCGCGACGGCGGAAGCCGAAGCGCTCGACCTGCTCGGCGAACGTCTGCACGACCTGCTCGGCGACCTGGTCGCCGCCGCCGAGGAGACTGGCGAGGACATTTCCGCCGATTACTTCGCCGCCGTCGAAGGCGTGCTGGCCGCGATCGATCTGCGGCTGGCACCGTTTGATGCCGAACCTGAAACCGAGTAGCGCGCCGAAACCTGACAAGGAGAACGACTGATGTTCGCATTTGCCCCCGGCGCCAAGCGCGCCGCCACCCGTCCCGCCGCCAAGCGTGCGCCGCAGATCCTGCGTCGCGCGGGCCGCAAGGAACTGGCCGTCGGAACCGACGCCGCGCTGGTTGCCGATCCGGCTTACATCGCCGCGCCGCTGACCACGTGGGACGTGACCGGTCCCGATGGCGTCTATGCCGGTGCGTTCCAGGGATCGACGCCGGAAGATGCGATCTTGTCTTACGTCGCCACACTCGGCTACGCCTCGATCGACGACGCGGCGATGGCGATGGGCTTTGCCGACGCGACGACATACATGACGGCATTCGTCGTCACCGAGACGCTGGCTCCGGCCGGCATGGACCCGATGCTGGCCCCCGTCGATCCGCTCGCCGCTCCCGCCGCGCTGTCGCGGCGCGGTCGTCGTGGGCGCAAGAGCGTCTACGGTGACGTGATGACCATCTTCGGCGGCCTGGTGGCCGGCGGCGCCGTTGGTTATCTTGCAGGTTCGGCGATGGGCTGGATTTTTTCGACCATCGAGGATGCCTACGCCTCTTTCTTGGAATGGTGGGATCAGCCGTCGAGTGCTGAGCGCACCGCGCAGTTGCAGCAGTCTCTGGCTAGTCTGCGCGACGTTGAAAACACGTTGGCGCAGCAGGCCGCGACCGAGACCGATCCGACGTACCTAGCCGAACTTGACTCGACACTGTCGGTTATCCGCTCAGTTATCGCGTCGACCGAGGCCGATCTGGCCAACCCCGAGACCCTGGAAGACGTCATGCTGCCCGAGGACGAGCAGCCGCCGATGATGCTGTCGCGGCGCTCGCGCAAGTCGATCGCGCGCCGGCTGCGGTTGAAGGCATCGTTCACCGTCGCCGACGCCGAGACCGGCGAGGTCATCGGAACCTACGACGCGACGACCTCCGACGACGCCGTCCTGTCCTACGTCACCGCGCTCGGCTACGAAACCGTCGAGGCCGCCGCGACCGGCTCGGGCTTCGCCTCGACAGAGGAATTCCTGGCCACCATCACCGTCACCGAAGGCGAGGCCGCCGCTCCGGCCGAACCCGAAACGCCCGCCGAAACGCTCGCTCGCCGTCACCGCCTGCGCATGAAAGCGACGTGGGAAGTGGTCGACCCGGTCAGCGGCGAAATCATCGGCACCTACGATGCCGGCACCGTCGACGACGCGATCCTGTCCTACGCCGCCGAGCTTGGCTTCGGTTCGGCCGAGGAAGCAGCCAGCGCCGCCGGTGTCACGATCGAGGAATGGCTGGCGACGTTCACCATCGCGGAAGTGTCGTCGGGCGAGGAAGCTCCGCCCGCCGCGCTCGAAGGCGAGATGATGGACGATGAGGACGAAGAAGAGATGCCGCCCGCCGCTATGTCGCGGCGTGGTAGAAAGTCTTTGGACTGGGCGACGTTTGAGGCTGAACTCAATCGACTCATTCCTGGCTACGGACCTACCGACGACGTCGATATGAATTTGATCCTCGATGATATTCAAGCGTCGATCGACGATGTGGAAATGGCAAACCCAGATTACTCAAACGACCCGACATGGCAGGGCCTGCAGTCCCTGTACACTCAACTCGATGCAGACATCATGAGCCTTTATGCTAGCTCGCCCACCGGCACCCTGTCCCGCCGCCGCGCAGCTTAGCTTCGTCTCACGCTCAATCCGGGCCGACTTTGCTGCCCAACACTCGGCAAGCCGGTGTTGGGTCGCGGCCCGGCGCTGTTCTTTTGATATCGCTTCCGACTCCGCTGACGCGGAGCCGGCCGGAAGCGCGGGAGATCTCCATGCCCCAGATTGCTCGCAAGCCGTCCGCGCAAGCGGCGCAGCCTCACCGTTCCTCGTTCCGGTTTAAAACCGATCAAATCGCCGACGATGGCACGTTCTCGGGCTACGGCTCGGTGTGGGGCGTTGTCGACAGCTACGGCGACATCGTGCTGCCGGGCGCCTTTAAGGATACGCTGGCCGCGCACGCCGCCGCCGGCGACATGCCGAAACTTCTCTGGCAGCATTTGCCGGAGGAGCCGATCGGCATCTGGCTTGAAATGCGCGAGGACGAGCACGGCCTCTACGCCAAGGGCCGGTTGTTGACCGACGTGCGTCGCGGTGCCGAGGCGCTGTCGCTGCTGCGCGCCGGGGCGCTGACCGGACTTTCAATCGGCTACGAGTCCATCGCCGATTTCAACGCCACCGCGCAGGAAGTCCGCGAACGCTACGGCTACGACGTGCCGGAAGGCGGCACCTATCGCATGCTCGAAGCGGTCGACCTTTGGGAGTTGTCCGTCGTCACGTTCCCGGCTCTCGCCGGCGCGCAGATTGACTCGGTTCGTGGTCGCGGACGACACGCCCCCGGCGCGCCGCCCGCCCGCGACGCGGTGCGACCCTCCTCCAATTTCGACGTCATCGCCGAGGCCCTCGCTCACCGAGGCCGCGCCCTGTCGTCGTTCCGATAGTCCCGCGTAACGTCGCTTCCGGCCGGCTCCCCGGCAGGGGAGTCGGAAGCGACGCACTACAGAGTTCCAACTCTCAAAACCACGAGGTAGACATGACGACCAACAACGAGACGTTGGCGCTCGACGATACGCGCCACGACGATACCGACTGGAGCGGTGCTCCCGCCGGCATCGAGACCAAAGGACTTGAAACCAAGGGCCGCGCTCCGCGTCCCGCCGCGCCATCGGTGCGCCGGTCCGACCCGGCAATCCAGATCGCCCGCACGATCCGCGACCAGGGCGAGCAGTTCAGCCAGCAGATCAGCCATCTGGCGCGCCGCCTGACTGCCAGCGAGGCCAAGAACCGCCTCAACAACCTGCGCCAGCGCGGCACGGCGGACATTCGCGCCGCCCTGCCGTCGCCGACGCGCGTTCGCCGCGTCGATCCGCTCGACCAGCATCGCGTCGATCGCACCATCGCGGCCGTAACCACGCGCGAAGTCCGCGCCGAGCGCGCTATCGTCGCCGAAAACCGCTCGCTGCGTCGCGAGCTCGAAACCCGCGAACGCCAGATGCGCCGTCCGCCTCTCGCCCGTGCCGCTGCCGCTCGCGGCGCCGGCTACTCGGCCAAGAGCCAGGCGTTCGCGATCTATCGCAAGGCCGCGCTCAACTACCTGAAGACCGGCGACACCTCGTTCATGGGCCAGTCGCTGCGCGATCTGGAAAAGAAGGCCGGTCTGAATACGCAGGTCAATCCGGACGGTGGCTACCTCGTCCACCCGGAACACGACACCGGCCCGCTTGAGCAGCTGTTGATGAACGCCGTCGTCATGCGCTCGGTTGCCACCGTGCGCCCGATCGCTGGCGGCAGCTTGAAGAAAGCAGTCTCGCTGCGCGGCTCGACCGCGACGTGGGTCGGCGAACAGGAAGCCCGCTCGGAAACCAACACGCCGGATCTGGCCGAACTCGAATTCCCGGCAATGGAACTGTACGCCAAGCCGAAGGCGACGCAGTCGATGCTCGAAGACGCGATGATCGACGTCGAGGCCTGGCTGTCCGGCGAAGTCGCCGACCAGTTCGCGGAATCGGAGGAAATCGCGTTCACGTCCGGCAACGGGGTCAAGAAGCCGCGCGGCTTCCTCGACTACGACAAGGTCGCCAACGGTTCTTGGGCCTGGGGTTCGCTGGGCTTTACCGTCACCGGCGCGTCGGGCGCGTTCCCGACGGCCGGCGTAGCGGTCAACCAGGGCGACCCGCTCTGGACGCTGATCTACGGCCTCAAGGCCGGCCACCGCACCGCCGCCAAGTTCATGATGAACTCCGGCACGGTCGGCGTCTGCCGCACGCTCAAGGACGGCGAAGGCCGCTGGATCTGGTCGGATGCTCGCGAGAGCAACCCGTCGATGCTGTGCGGCTTCGAAACCGTCGTCAACGAGCAGATGCCCGCCATTGGCGCCGGCACCTTCTCGATCGCTTACGGCGACTTCATGAAGGGCTACGTCATCGTCGACCGCGTCGGGATCTCGGTCCTGCGCGACCCCTATTCGGCCAAGCCCTACATCGAGTTCTACACCCGCAAGCGCGTCGGCGGCGGCGTGCAGAACTTCGAGGCGATCAAGCTGCTGAAGTTCGCGACGTCATAACAATGGCGCGTGGCGGTAGCGCTCCGCGGAGCCGGCCGCCACGCGCGCAGTGATCTCGGCTTTCATCTCAACTTTCACGAAAGGATCAATCGCCATGCAGCGCGATACCCGCAGCGAAACGGACATCGTTTTCGCCATCCCACCCGCTTCCTACAATGCCGACAACACGCCTCCCGCCGTCGATATCAAAGGGTTTCTGTCGGCGCTGGTCGCCGTTCTGGTCGGCGTCGGCGGCATCACCTTCGACGCCACCAACAAGGTCGAGTTCAAGCTGACCCATTCCGACGACGATGTGACCTACACCGCCGTCACCGATGCCGACGTCATTTTGCCGGCCGGCCAGACGGTCGGCACCGGCGGCATTGTTCGCTCGCTCATTGCCGCGCACGCCGCCGCCACAGCGGTTCGCGTTGGCTACATCGGCAACAAGCGGTATCTCAAAGTGCTGGCCGACTTCTCCGGCACGCACGGCACGGCGACGCCTATTTGCGTCACCGTCAGCAAGGGCAACCCGCTCGTCGGTCCCGTCGCCTAACGCTCAACACCAACTGACCCGCGCCGGTTCGCTGGCGCGGGCTTTCTGACACTCAGGGGGACGTTATGAAAGTCAAAGTGACCCGCTCGTTCTCGTCGATCGCCAAGGCGAGCGACCTGCATCCGCGCTTCTATCAGCCCGGCGACATCGCCGAGGATTACGCCGCCGACGTGGCGCTTGCCGAAGGTTGGGGCGACAAGATCGAGCCCGACACCAGCGGCGATCACGGCGCACTGGCAGCCGGCGCGGCCGCCGCCGCGGCGAGCGGGGCGACGGTCATCATTCCGGTGGTCGACATTACGGCAAAAACCATTCGCGCGCGCGTCAAACGCGCCGTCGACATTCCCGACGCAGAAGGCGTGGAAATTCGCTACGCCAAGGGCGCGGTGGTCGCGGGCGATATCGCGGCGCGCCTGATCGAAGAAGGCTTTGCCCAGCCGCTCGATGGCGGCGAAGAAAAGGCCAAGGGCGCCGCGCCCGAGAACAAGTAATCGACACACGTTGGGCGGGCGCGCTCCAGACAACAGCGCCCGCCGCAGTTACGGCAAAAATGTGGCACGCAAGAAAGGCGGTCCGGCGATGAGAGTCGCAGAGTTCGACCGCTATATCGGTCTGATCGGCCAGATGCTGCCGCCGCCCGACCACATATTCGACGTGCCGCAGATCGCGTCGAACCCGACCTACGACGACGTGCGCGCCGCCTCGCAGCGCCTGATCGAGTTGGAAGAGATCGCGCGCTGGATCCCCGACAAGATCCGTTATGTCGACTATCTCGGCACGGCGCTGTCGTTCGAATACAACCTCGATGAGGCAAGCGACGAGCAGGACCGGCTTTACAATGACGCGATGCTGGCTGTCGGCGCGGTGCGCGAGTCCTGGGAGGAATACCAGGTGCTTGTCGCGCAGCAGATCGGCCACTGGCAGTCGGCCATTGCCGTGATGGAACACGACATCGCGTGGCAGGAAGCGACCGGCCAGCAGGTCCGCGCGCGGCCATCCATCGCCCGCACGCTCGACCGCTGCCTCTCGCTCGCGGTGGCCTGACATGGGCAAGATCGTCGCCAGCGAAATCATCACGCCACCGGCCGAAGAGCCGGTCACGCTCGCCGAGATCAAGGCGCACCTGCGCATTCTGCACGACAGCGAGGATGCCAAGATCACGGCGTTCGCCAAGGCGGCTCGCGCGCATGCCGAAAAAATTCTGTCGCGGGCCCTGATCTCGCAGAGCCATCGCGTTTATCTGGCGCGCTGGCCGGCCGACGGCAAGATTCCGCTTTACATGCCGCCGCTGATCAGCGTCGCGGCGGTCAAATATCTCGACGCCGCAGCGGTCGAGCAAACGCTGGCGTCGACGGAATACCACGTCGTCAAGAATTACTTCGAGCCGATGATCGTGCGCAAATCGACCGCGACGTGGCCGATCATCGCCGATCACCCGCAGGCGATCTGGGTCGATTATACGTGCGGCTTCGGCACGACGCCCGCATCGGTGCCCGAGGATATCCGCAACGGCCTGCTGATGCTCGCCGAGCATTTTTACTTCAACCGCGGCGAGACCAGCGAAACCAATCTGGTGCGCAATCCGGTCGCCGTCGACGCGCTGTTCGGCCCGCATAAAACACATGGTTGGATATAGTTATGCGCTCACGCGCTGAAGGCGCTACGCGGGTGCGCGCAGTCCTCGCTACCGCTCCGGGCCGCGCGTTCGGCGTTGCCTCGCCCGGCGCTTCCGGCCGGCTCGCGGAACGCGAGTCGGAAGCGCCAACGATGCGTGAGGCAACGTAATGTCACGAGGGGCTGGCGCCAAGACGGAGCTGATCGTCGCCGAGCGCGAGACGACGACACGCCGCACCGGCGGAGCCATGAATTCGACCTGGGGCGAGATCGGCCGTTTCTACGCCGAGGCGCGTTGGGTGCGTGGCGGCGAGCAGTCGCGCCAGGGGGCCTTGCGCGAGATTTCCGTGTACCGGTTCCTGGCGCTGTCGACAGCCGTCGAGGCGCTGGCGCTGACGACCAAGGATCGCCTCGTCTGGAACGGCGAGCGCTACAATATCCGCGAACGGCCACGCCGCATTCCGCGCGGGGCCGAGATTGAAATCGTCGCTGAGGCAGGGGTTACGCAATGATCGAGAAACTGCAGCAGTTGGCAGCTCAGGCGGCCGTATTGTTTCAGCAGTACCAAGCTCTGGAAGCGGAGCGAAATCGTCTCTCAGATCTCGGCCATGAGTCGGAGGATGTTGCCGTCGTGCGTGACGTTGCGGCAAAACTCCGCGATCTCGCCGGTCAGTTCGGTCATCTCATGGACCAAGGCACGCCCATCGAAACTGCAGCCGACCAAGCTTACGCAGCCGCGCAAGAGTTGATAGATACGTTGCGCGAGCAGAGTGTAGACGTCGCAAGTGACATCTATTCCGAAGCTGATTCGAGCGGGGATGCGTGCAACGACGACGCTGATTCATTTGAAGTTTGGGTTGATGAGCAGGAAGCCGCCCCCGAGCAACTGTCCCGCCGTTCCCGCCCGCGCTTTCAATTCCAGGTCGGCTGAGTCCCGTGTCGCGAATCGAAGGTCTCGACCAGTTTTTCAGCAATCTGAAAAAGTTCGAGGACGACGTCGCCGGATCGATCGACCCGCTGATCGAGGCGGAAGTCCGCGCCATGCAGCAGGAAGCCGCCGACCTCGTACCGGTCGATACCGGCGAAGGCAAGAACGCGCTGCTCGACCCGGCAACCTTTCGTGTCGAGAAATCGCCCGACGGTTCCGGCAAGCGCGTCATCTACGGGCTTGATCCAAAGCCGATTGCGCGCCGCGCGTTTCATCTTTTCTGGGTCGAATTCGGAACCAAGTCGTATCAGAAAAACGAACAGCGCCACGCCGGGTTCGACAAGAAAGGCCGCCGCCGTTGGCGCAAGGTCACGTCGCCCGTTCCAGCGCGCCCCGCGCAGCCGTTCTGGCGTGTCGCCGAGGCCAACCTCTGGCGGCGTCTTGAAACGAAATTGAACTTCGCCCGTATCGTGCAGCTCGCGAAGCGCGGCGCCGGTTTGGCGGATAAGGATTAAGTATGTCCGTAGCCTTTGCGGTTCAGAAAGCCATGGACGCGCTGCTGCTGCCGGCGCTGGCCGCTCTGACGCCGCCGGTCGCGCTCTACGACGGCGTGCCTGATGGCGCGGTGTTCCCGTTCGTCTCGTTCTCGCGCTCCAACGCGGTGCGCGACAACCTGATGGCCGAGAACATGACACGCGCGCAGGTCACGCTGACCGTGTTCTCCGAATTTCGCGGCCAGGAGGAAGTGCTCAAGATCCTCGGCTCAATCGAAACCGCCCTCGACGACGCCGAGCTTGTTCTCGATACCGGCGTCGCGGTGCGCTGCGATCTGGAGCGCGCCGACACGACGCTCGACCAGGACGGTAAAACGTACATGGGTACGGCGATCTTCGCCGTCCTCGTGGCTCACTGATCAACACTCAACGGAGGCTCAAATGGCAGACGCCAAAGTCCGCACGCGCGGCACCGTGTTTCACATCGGAACGACCGCCGCGACGGCGGCGTCCGACACCTATACCGAAATTGAGGATACGCGCACCGTCGAAGGCACGGCCGGGGTGTCGTGGTCGTCGATCGATGCGACGACGCTGAAAAATGTTTACGCGCAGGTCATGAAGGGCGTCGCCGACGCCGGATCGCTGACGCTGGGTGGCCCCGTGTTCCGCGATAACACCGGCTCCGCGCCGTTTCTGGCCTCCGGGCTTGCCGCGCTCAAAGCCGCCGCCGAGGACGACGCCGAACCCGACATCTACAACGTCAAGGCGGTCGATGCCGACGGCCTGATCACCTATCTCAAGGTCCGCGTGATGTCGTTCACGATCCAGCGTGGCAACAACACCAACCTGCTCGAATACCGATCGATGATCAAATTGCTGGCGGCCCCCGTAGAAGCGGCGGCTGCCTGATGATGCTGGCGTCCGAGCTGCTGGCTCTTGAACTCGACATCGAGATTGCAGGCTTCCGGTGCTACGTCGCCCGCTCGCTCGATACCTTGAAGTGCATCGAGGAGGCGGCCGGCATGTCGGCCGCCGCGCTCGCCGCGCGGATCGACCGGCACGAGGCCACCATGGTCGAGTTGCGCCGGGTGTATTCGGCCATTCTGCGCCGCGTTCCCAAGGCGCCGACCGACCAGCAGATCGAGGAATGGCTCTACACGCGCGGTACCGACGACAAGCGTTTCGCTGTCTGGGTTTACTCGCTGACCATCGGCTCCGACGTGCTCGACCAGGTGCTTTCCGCCCGCCGATCCGGCGGGTCACCGCCAAAGGAGGGCGGGCGGAGCCCTTTAGACCCGACGGTCGGTTCGACTGGGACGTCGTCCTTGGATTGGGCCACCGCCTTGGGTGGCCTCCGTCCGAACTCTGGCGCGCCACTTACTTCGAGCTGACCTCGGCGCTCGCCGCCGAAGTCGAATCGCGCGTGCCAGAGCCGCATTCGCTCGACGACGTTCAACTGGCGACAGTCCTGTCCGCCGTTCCAAAGGTGCCCGATGCCTGAAGGCTTCTCCTCCGTCGCCGACTTCAAGGTCGTGGTCGATGCGAATGCGGAGAAGTTCCATTCCGGGTTGCAAGGCGTGCGCGGCGCATTGTCGTCGCTCAAAACAGAGGGGGACTCGAACCTCGGCGGGCTGGACAATGCTTTCCAGTTGGTCGGCAACACCGTCGTCGGGTTTCGCGGCAAGTTTGCGCTCGCTGCCGCCGCCGTCGAGGCCGGCATCGGGATTTATAAGCAGTTTGCTTCCGAAGGCCGCGCGGTTGCCGAATCCTTTGGCGTGACGGCGGAATTCGACCGCTTGACCGCGACCATCGACGACCTCGGCATGACCATCCAGGACGGGGCCGTGCAATCGTTCTTTGCTCTGCAGTCGGCGGCGACGGCGACCTCCGGCGAGATGTTCGGGTTTGCCTCGGCGACGGGTGTGGCGTCCGACGGGTCGGGGAACTTTGCGGCAACGCTTTTGACCAAAGTGGCCGATGCGCTCGACCTAGTGCGTGTCAAGCTGCGCATCTTAAACGCCGACCTCGCGACGAACTCCGGCGAACTCGACAAGACGGTGTCTCTGATCGACGCGCGCATCGCCACCTTGCGCGAACGGCTGGAGAAAATTTCCAGCGGCGTCGAAGCCGGAACCACGACGACGTACAATCGCGCCGGCAAGTCGGTTATCGATCAAGCCGCCGTTGCGCTTGACGAAATCAACACGCTTGAAGAAAAACGCAACGAGATCATCGCCAAGCGCAGCGCTCTGCCCGGCCAGGACTGGGCCGACGGCACGCAGACGTTCAATTCGCTGCTCGGCGATCAGGTCTCCCGGCTCGAAGATCAGCGCAACGCGCTTGGCCTTGGTTCGGCGGCGGCCGCCGCCTACGCCGCCGAGCAGGACGCTATCAACAAGGCCATCGCGCAGGGTATTCCACTTACCGCCGACCGTCTGGCGCAGATCCGCAGCGAAGCCCAGCAGATCGGCGCTCTGACTGCGGCCATCGAGAGCGTTAAGAAGGCTGAGACCGACCGCCGCGCCGATGAGCAGCGGGCGCAACAGACCGATCGCGCGCAGCAGAACGCCTTCAATGGCGCCGATCGCGAAATGACCAACTTGCGCGTCCGCGCGCAGGCTTTAGACTTGACCGCGGCCGCAGCCGCTCGCCTTGCTTTCGAAGAGCGGTTGCTGCAGCAGTTGCGTGCGTCGGGCGGCAGCGTGTCGGACGCCGACGTCGTCAAGGTTCGGGCGCTGGGCGAAGAGTACGAGCGCCTGACCGAAGAGCTGCGTTTATCGCAAAACGAATTGCAGGCGTTCAACCAGACAGGCCAGGCCATTTCGCAGGGCCTCGGCAACGCCTTCTCGCAATGGACGCGGGGCGCTGAACTCAACGTCCAGACCATGGTCGCCAACATGATCGCGCAACTGGCGCAGCTCGCCTTCCAGGCGTCCGTGCTCGAACCGCTGTTCGGCGGCGGCACAACGCAAGGCGGTGGCGCCGTCGGCAGTCTGCTGTCGTCGGCGTTCGGCGGCTTTCGCGAAGGCGGCGGTCCGGTCGAAGCCGGCAAGGCCTACGTCGTCGGTGAGAGGCGGGCGGAATTGTTCATCCCCAACACGTCCGGACGCATCGAACCGTCGACCGGTTCCGGCGGCACGGCGTTTCATAACGTCACCAATATCGACGCGCGCGGCGCAGGGCCCAACGAAGTGCAGGAACTCAAGCGCATGATGGCCGAACGCGACGCGGCTCTGCCCAATCAGGTCCTGTCCGTCGTGCGCGAAGGCCGCGAGCGGGGCGTCGCGTAAATGACAATCACGTTCCCGCGCGATTTCCTCGATCCGCTGCCGTTCCGGGCCGCGATGTTCGAGCCGATATACTTCAACGCCCAATCACCGACGCGCGGCGTGCTGCAGCAGGTCGTCGACGTCGCTCCGGCGCTGTGGCAGATGAAATTCGAAACCTATCCGCTCGCCCTGGCCGAAGCCGAGGCTTGGCATGCCTGGCTGGCGTCGCTGCGCGGCGGGCTGCGTCAGTTCAAGGCGTGGCACCCGGTGCGAGAGTTCGCTTTGGCCTACCCGCAAGGCTACGATGCTCTGACGCGGCACGGCGGTGGCTCGTTCGCGGCGGGCACGGCCACGCTGACAACAATCGGGTCCGGCCGTGACAGCATCGCGCTCTCGACCTTGCCGTCGGCGTTCGCGCTGACCGCTGGCGATATGATCTCGATCCCGTTTGCCAGCGGCACCAAGCGCTGCCTGGTGCGCGTGACGGAAGGAGCGACCGCGTCGGCGGGGGTGGCGACAGTCTCGGTCGAGCCCTACCTGCCGGCTGCCGTCGCCACCGGCGTCACGGTCGATTTGAAGCGGCCGCATTGCCTCGCCGCGCTCGATCCGGCGTCCGTCGCCGGGCCCTGGCAAATTGGCCGAAAGTCGGTGATCGTCTTTTCCGCCGTGTCGGGGTACTGATGCGGGTGTTGTCATCGGCAGCGCTGGCCGCACTCGACGCGGGCGTGTTCGGCGTCCGCACGTTGATCAAGGTTGCGCCGTCGGGCGAGACGCCGTTCTGCATTTGGGATGACGTCGGCGATCTGGCGTACGATGGCGACACCTACATCGGCAAGGCTGGCCGGTTTACCGTCGCGCCGTACCAGACGACGCAGGATCTGACGGCGCGCAACGTCGACGTGACGCTGTCGGCCATCGACAGCGAAGCGGTCGCCTATTTTCTGTCCGCGCCCTGGCATCAAGCGCCGATCACCATTTCGCGCGGCATCTTTGCCGCCGACACGCCGCAGACCATCCACGTCACGGTCGAATTTGCCGGGTACATCGATCAGATGCTGCACGCCGACCAGGCCGGCGGCGCCGCAACCCTGATTTACCGTTGCGAAAGCGCGGCGCGGGAGTTCCAGCGCGCGGGAGCGCGAACACGGTCGGACAGCGACCAGCGCCAGCGCGATTCCAGCGACGGGTTCTTGAAATTCGCCGCTTCGGCTATCAACACGAAGATCGATTGGGGTCCGGTGGCGCAGCAGGCCAAGCCGCGCGGTATCTCCAAGCTCATTTCGAAAATATTCTAGGCATGACCGCGTTGACCCGTCTGCCGGACTGGCCGGATCGGCTCGTCGCGACGATCGAGCGCCACCGCAAACATGCGTTCGTTTGGGGTGCGTTCGATTGCGCCACTCTGTTCGCCGATTGCGTTGTGGCCGTGACCGGATTCGACCCGCTTTGTGATTTCGACCGCTGGTCGAGTGAGCGCGACGCGCTGCGCCTGCTGTCGCTGGCGGGTTGCCGGTCGATGCGTGAGTTTTGCAACAACCGGTTTCAGACCGCCCCGGTTTCCTTTGCCCGTCGCGGCGATCTGGTCTTGCCGGCAGGAGCAACGCCTTTGATGTGTCCGGCTGTTGTGGTTGGCGCCGAAGCCGTCTCGCGCGATGCCGGCGGCTGGGTCGTGGCGCCGCTGGGTGCGATGACGCACGCCTGGAAAGTCGGCTGACATGGCGTTCCTCGTCCCCGTTATCGGAGCCGCGCTGCAGCTCGGCGCGGTCGGCACGGCCATCGTGGGTGCAGGCGTCTCGCTCGGCCTCGGGTTGCTTGCCCGCCGTCTCATGCCGCAGCCGGAGACGTCGGCCTACGGCATGTCGCTGCAATTGCGCATGGACCCGAACGACCCGCGCGAAATTCTGTTTGGGCGCGTCGCCAGCGCCGGATCGCTCGAAGCGCACAATGTTTACGGTCCCAACGGCAACGACTATGTGCAGATGGTGTTCGCGCTGGGCGACCACGAGTGCGACGGCATCGAAGATTTCATCTACGTCGACGGCGTCAAGAAAACGCTGGGCTCCGACGTCACGACGCCCTGGGCGACGGGCCGCACCGTGCAGGATTACGGCGGCGTGATGTGGGTGAAGTTCTTTACCGGGGCCTGGGGTCAATCCGCCGACGCGGACCTCGTGGCGCGCGTGCCGTCATTTGGGTGGACCTCCAACGACCGCGGGCGCGGCATCTGTTACGTCCGCGTCACCATGAAATTCGACTCGAATAAGTTCAAGGGCGGCTTGCCGCAGTTCCTGTTCGTTGTGCGTGGCGCCAAACTTTACGACTGGCGGCTCGACTCGACCAACGGCGGGTCTGGCGCGCATCGCTTTGATGATCCGTCCACCCATGCGTGGTCGGCCAATCCGGCGCTGATTCTGTATAATTACCTGCGCGGGATCAACGTTAACGGCGACCGCCTCGGCGGCATGACCGTGCCGTCCGTTGCTCTGCCCTTCGCCGCGTGGTCAGCCGCCGCCAATGCCTGCGACGAGGACGTTTCTCTGAAGGCCGGCGGCACCGAGCCGCGCTACGAGTGCCACGGCATCGTCAAGGTCGGGACGGCGCACCGCGACGTCGTCCGCGACGTGCTGGCGACCATGGCCGGGGTTCTGATCGATGCCGGCGGTGTGTTCCGGCCGATCGCCGGGGTCGCCTTGTCGTCGGTGATGTCGATTACGGACGACGATCTGATGGCCAGGGATATGCTGCAGATCGTGCCAAAGATGTCGCGGTCCGCGTTGATCAACGCCGTGTTTGGGACGTTCTCCGATCCCAATCAGGCCTACGAAGCCGTCGCCCTGCCGCCGCGCCTGTCGCCCGACGACGAGGCGGCGGACGGCGGCGTGCACATTCCCGAGCATTACGGCCTCGGCTTTGTCACGAGCGGCGCGCAGGGCCAGCGGGTTTGCGAAATCTTTCGCCGTCGAGCGCGGCGTCAGTTGCGCGTGTCGTGCCGGCTGCGTTCCAGGTTCTGCGTGCTCGAACCGGGCGACTGGGTGACGTGGTCATCGGCGCGCCTCGGCTACGCAGATGTGATCATGGAAGTCGGCCAGGTCACGCTCAATCGCGATCTGACGGTGACCGTGGAGCTGCGCGAAACCGCTGCTTCGGTCTATTCCTGGACCGCTGCGTCGGATGAACTTGATCCAGCCAACCCGGCTGAGGTTGCCACCGGCGGCTCGACCTTTACCACCGTGCAGGACTTTGCGCTGGCTAACGTGACGGTCAGCGGCGGTGTTGCTGAGGTGACGCGGCCGGGCCTGCGCGCGACGTGGGAGCCGATCGGCGACGCCACGGTGGCGCAGATCCGCATCGAATATCGCCGCGTCGGCGACACGGTGGCGCTGGAGCGCGTCGTGCTCGACCCGGCGGCGGGGGAATACACCTGGGTCGACGGGGTCCAGGGCGCCACGCAATACGAGGCCCGCGCGCTGCCGGTCACGCGGCCGGAGCGGGCGACGTCGTGGACCGGCTGGACGGCGACCGGCGCATCGAGCGGCGGCCAGGCGGTGGCGGTCGCGATGATGGCGACCGAGGTGGAAAGCGTCCCGCCCGATACCATCACCACGGCGATGCTGTCGGCGCAGACGCGGCTGGAATTGGCTCTGGTGACCGCGACGGACGCGATCCAGGGATCGGTCAGCGAGCGGCTGGCAACGCTGCGCGAGGATTTGGAGCGCGTGTCGGCCAGTCTGCTCGGCACGATCTCCTACCAGGACAAGATCATGCGCGCCGTGCGCAAAACGGTCGACGGCAACACGACGTCGGTGGTTGAGCTTTTGGAGGTGACCGACGGTCTTGCCGGTTCGTGGACCGTCGCCGTCGACGTCGACGGCAACGTCGTGGCGGCGGTGCGCCTGGACGGTTCTGAGACGACGAGCCAGTTCACGGTGCTGGCCGAAAATTTCGCGGTCGCCGATCCGGCGCATCCGACCGTTACTCCCTTCGTTGTTGTGCCCGGAGAAGGCATCTTTCTCGACGGCGTTGCGGTCAAGGATGGCACGATTACCGCGTCGAAGCTGGCGGCTACTTTGGTGACGACAACGAGAATTCAGAACCCCGATAACAGCCAGTTCTGGAATCTGGCAACGGGAGATTTTCAGATTTCATGACCCGGTGGCGGTTCAAGGTTGACCCGAACACAGAGGCCGCAGCGGTCTATTCGGTGCCCTCGCGCACGTCGATGGACAATGCGCCGCTGACGGACCCTTGGAACAACAAGAGCAGGCTACAACTGCACACCGATGCGATCCTGCCGTCGACGACGCCGGCCTTAACGCAAACGGTGACGGTCAACATCCCGACCATCGCCGCGGGGACAAAGTTCCAAGGCCCAAGCTATCGTTACAATCTTTTTGCGCATGGTCTCGGCGCGGCGTGCATGGTCGAAGGGTTAATCCTCGATCTGGGCGGGTCCGGTAATCACGTGGCGTTCAACGGTTCGGTGCCCGTCGACATCGATACGGGCGGGTTTGGAATGTGGCTGGCGTTGGGGGCAACGAGCACGCACGTTATTGTCGAGGCATTTGGCATCGCGAGGTCCACGCTCGCGGCTCGGTCCTACGCCATCAAGGCATCCGCCTACAATTATCTGTCGTCCGGTCCGGCTCCGACGATCAATCCGGCCTTGCCCCGGCTGCGGCACTTTCCAGGGTCGCACACCATCATCGGGCGCGGCGCGGTGGACACCAGGCGGCGTTACGCTCGGGCGGCCGGCGCCGGACCAGACTTTGCGATTGCGGTTGGCGAGACGTTGAAAATCGTCGGGCGTGGCATCGGTGACGATACGACCAGCGGCAACCCGTCGTATGTGCAAAATGAAATCGGCTGGCGCTGGCGCTATTCGGTCGACGGCTACATTCGCCAGACAACGGTCGATTGGCGCGGTGGAGCGACCGACGGCGGGTCCTACAATGCCGCCGTGCTTGAGGTGAAGCTGTGAGCTTCAGGTTTTCCGCCACGACCGGGCGGCTTTGGGCGACAGACGACACGGCAATCGGCGACCCCATCGTGTTCGACACCGACGACGGCCTGCTGTTCGTCGACCCATCGGACGTCTTCACCGGATCGATTGCTGTCCCGGCCCGCACGGCCTCATCGACCGGCGTCGACGGCACGCAGACCGTGGTCGACGTCGAGGAGGACTACTTCGTCGGCACGCCGTCCTCGCCAGGATCGCGCTACGTCCGCGGTTTGATCCGAACAACGGCATCGGCCGCCGGAGAAATGATGGACGGGGCGTGGCGACAGGCCTCCGGCACGCATATCGACGCGATGGACGGCGTCAGCGTCACATCGGTGCCGCAGTCCGATCTGGGCGGCTTTCAACGGCTGGCGACGTTGCGCGGGTTTACGTTCTTCGTCAACGAATTGGGGCATCTGGTTATGCGTGAACGGGCTGTCGCCCGCGCCCGCGATCGTGGCAGCCCAGGCACGGCGTTCAACCGCGTCTGTGCTGCCAGCACGGTCGATTTTCGGCTTCTGGTCGGGTCATTCTTTGGTGCCGACTTCACGGTCAAGCCGGGCATCGAATGGCGACGCGCCATCACCAACACGTTCTTTTCTGGCGGCAGCTCTAGTCACACGATCAGCGGCGTCGGTGTCGGGTACGCCTTTTCGGGACGGCGTGTCGTCGCGGTTATCCACGGCGGCGGATCTTCGGCTGGCGTCCCGTCCTCGGTAACAATTGGTGGCGTGGCGGCTACTCAGATCGGTGCTGTGGCTAACGGCCAGAACGCCGTTGCGATGTGGCAGGCCGTCGTTCCGACCGGGACGAGCGTAAACGTCGGGATCACATGGACGGGCGCAAAGCTCGTTGTCGGCGTTGCTCTGTACGTCGTCAATAACATCACTGGAGCGCCCACGGTCGTCACCGCGACGGGAAGTGGAACGCAAACGCTTTCGGTCAATGTTGCAGCCAATCAGGTCGGCCTCGCGGCCTCGACGCATCAAAGAACCACAGCAGGCTTCTCAACGGTGAACTGGACCAACGCCGCAGAGAGTTACGATCAAGGCGGCACGAATAGTCGCTATTTCAGCAGCGCACTTATCACGCCGGGCATCGGATCGGCCAACGTCTCGTCGGCGTGGAGCGAGGGCGGCCCTGGCGCTTCGATCTCGGCCGTGTGGAGCTAAGGGGGAAACATGAGCATCTGGTATCGAGCCGGCACGGCGGCCGTGACGAACGGCTCGACGGCCGTCGTAGGCACGCTGACGGCGTGGCTGACCTACGTGCGTCCGGGCGACGCGATCACGTTCGACGGAGGGGCATCGTGGCACGAGGTGGCCGCGATCGCGAGCAACACGTCCATCACGCTGGCCGTCGCCTACGGTGGGTCCACAGCCTCGGGGCTGGCCTACGCCATCAACCCGTCGAGCTACCGGCATCAGATCCCGTCCGACATCTTGGAGCGGCTGCGCGAGGTGCTGGAAGGCCAGACAGACGTGTTCCTGACCACGGGCGCGCCGCTTGACGTGATCGGCAGCGAGGGCGCGATTGCGTTCGACCCTGCCGCCAAGGTGCTCTACGTCAAGGGCGCGTCGGCGTGGGGCGCGGCCGTGGCATTCGGCACGCCGGGCCCGGACGGCAAGACCGTGCGCAGCGGCTCGGGCGCCCCATCCGGCGGGCTCGGCGTCGATGGCGATTTCTACATCAACACGGCCGCCAACACGATCTACGGACCAAAGGCTGCCGGGTCGTGGGGCGGCGCGGTCAGTCTCGTCGGGCCTACCGGGAACAACGGCTGGAGCCCGCAGCTCGCCATCGTAACGGACGGCACGCGCCGCGTGCTGCAGGTGACGGGATGGGCCGGGGGGTCGGGATCGGCGCCCGCCACCGGGTCCTATATCGGTGTTTCCGGGCTTGTTGCGGCCGTCGGCGATGCCATCGATATTCGCGGGCCGGCCGGCGTCGGGTCCTCGACCAACTGGGGCGACATCGGCGGCACGCTGGCCTCGCAGACCGATCTGCTGGCTGCGCTCGGCGCCAAACTCGATCCGTCCGGCGCGGTTGCATTCAGCGGCGTGATCTCGCCGACAGCGCTCACGGCTGACGTCAACGACTACGCACCGACCAGTCTGGCCGGCGCCAGCGTGCTGCGTCTGTCGTCGGATGCGCTGCGCCACGTCAACGGGCTGACCGGCGGCGCGGCGGGGCGCATTCTCGTTCTGCACAACGTCGGCAGCTTTGGCGTTAACCTCAAGGACGAAGCCGCATCATCCACGGCAGCCAACCGGTTCGCGCTGACGGCGGACGTGCTCATCGCGCCCGATGCCGCCGTGCTGATCCAATACGACGCCACGTCGCAACGCTGGCGCGTCATTGGCGGGACGGGCGGTGGCGGTGGAAGTATCCTGACGACGCCGGGCGGACGCTTGACGCTAACGGCCAACACGCCGGTTATGACGACTGGCGTATCCGCTCAAACCACCATTCGTTACACGCCGT